TGTTGTTCGAGCTTTCCTTTAGGATGAGCTCCACTCAAGATGTTATGAGTGTTGTACAAGAACTGAATGACACATTACTGTGTTGGCTGGATAAGCACAAGGGAGAAAATCCTTCCCACCCTGCGTTTGCGCAGAAGGTACCGACTCTCTCGGAGACGCTGTTGAAAGTGATGCACTCAACAGCCCTCCATCTCCGAGATGAGAAGTACAGGCGAAAAGTGGAATCTTCCCGCGAAAAGGTTCTGCTAATCATCGAGCGGTTGCTCAGGCTGCTCGTAGTCTCTGGCTTGAAGCTAAAGAGCTGCAAGTCGTGGATAGAGACTGCGAGATCCTGGCTGCTTCTTGACCTGGAGGACAACTTGGAAAAATTCCTTAAATGGAAGTTTGCCTATGTTGCCGCCTGGCTTTTGAAGCAGTCAGAATTTGCCGAGTGTCCAAAGTTCTGGCTCGATGACCAAGGTGTGCCCATGGATAAAGGGCACGTCTTGGTAGGGGGAGAGGTATATACATTCTTTCGAAGGGCGCGGCAAGCTTGCCCGCTCAAACGGATGTCCTTGGCCCAAACGGTTTTAAATTTTAAGAAGGCTATGCCTGCCGTCTCGGATGAGTTCCTTAAACGGACCATTCAGAGTTCTGGCGAGCAATTGATTAAGCCTTTGGAGCTACCTCCTGACGTGGACTATGAGGATACCCTTTGGGGTATTCGCCACGATTGTGCCTGCCAAGAGGAGAGATGCCGGTGTTGGGAGTTCTCCCTACCGTCACTCTCTTTTGAGGTAGACCGTACTGCCCGGGAGTTATTCCGGGGAAAACAGTTCAGGATGGAACAGAAGTTCCTTAAACCGTCGGAAAGAGGACATTTCGAATGTAATCGAGGGAATGGAGGAGCAGCGGTTGCGGCAGCAGAAATGCTTCGACGCAACCGGCGGTGGTTTTCGGCGCAGGTATTTGCACCCCAAGAGGAGCACATCCAACAGGAAGTGCATTATATTAATATTAATTTCCTCGGGGCAGAACATGCAATGCAAGAAATGCCTGCAGAGTTAGTTGGATTGAAGGAGCCATTCAAGGTTCGCGTCATTAGCAAGGGACCGGCTAAGCCTTATTACCTTTCTAGATACTTGCAAAAGTTTCTTTGGAAGGTGATGAAGCAGAACCCGTCCATGCGTTTGATTGGCGAGCCAATTTCGGCTGACCTTCTCTCGGACCGGCTCGGTGGACTCCAGAAAGGAGAGGTTTGGGTTAGTGGCGACTATCAAAGTGCCACTGACTTCCTTCATCCTGTTCTGTGTGAGTCCGCGATCAATGCTATTGTCCAATGCAGTGGACTGACCTCGGGATGGGCAGAGCTCTTCCGGAAGGCGTTAACTGGAC